GCACTGCTTTCACATTACTGCCCTCGGGGCTTTACATAGTCTCCTCCTGACCCAACCGGCGGAGCGGTTTCGGAACTCTTGGGACGTTCCGCAGTAGGGGCAGCACTCTAGGTGCGTGCTGCTGTGTACTTACCAGGCGTACACTGTCTTCACCAGACGCGAGGAACTTAGGGAGCGTTCCAGTTGTCGGGTGGTATCGGCCACCAACAAACTCAGCTGTCCGGGTTTCAGCTTCGTGCGTGCCACGAAACCAGAAACCACTTGACAGACGGCCCTGTGTAGAGGGAGAGTCATAGTCGGGTGCAACTCGTAGAGGGTGTTAAGAGGGGTCGACCCAAACAGCCAGTCCAGCGCTTCCCAGCGTGCCAGACCATGGCGTTCGAGCTTCTTAACGTCTAGGTAAAAGGAGGGGTAGTGGAGGTGGAACCACGCCAGCAGGTTCCGAGCGCCTCGTAATCGCCAGATCTCGCTTGCGTCAGCCCATTTCTGGGCCAACCACGAGTAACTGCCGAACGAGCCGACACGGAATACATCCGCCAGCCTTTTCCAACAACCCGGCTCAGCGGGGGCGCTGGCCAGCTGGGCCGAAGTTGCCTTCAGCTCCTCCACCCCGGGAACATTCCAAGGGGCGAGCTCTGCACTCTTGAACGTGCGCCAAGCCGGCTTCTGGGCCATCTTGCGATACACGGAGTTAAGAGCGGGTACGTCGTCAGTCGCCACCTTCTCGGCCGCCTTCTGCTGTGCGAGGGCCACAGCTTCGGCCTGAGTGATTGGCAACCATGAAGCATACTTGTCTTGCAAGAATTTGCTTCTCCACGGTGTCTGGTTCAACACACGCAGTCGGAGCGTGTCAACGCGAGGCCAGGGTTTGCTGGCGCGTGCGCGTCCGTCCCAGGGCTCGATCCCGAGCCCCCCGAAGTTGCGGGGAATTTGGAGCCAGTCAGAGGACACGTGATTGCGCTGCGACCAAACGATCTTTGCGCCTCGCCACCACATGTCCACCCGGTCATGATCGACACCCCTTCGACGCAACGTGCGCACGCTGTCATAGACATGTGCCATCGTCGACTCGTCGTCCCACGGGGCCGCGCTCCAAGGCTTGCGTTGCTGCAATCCTGGGATGGTACGCGCCGGGTAACCTTGACATCCTTTTTCGTCAAACCAGGTGCGAAGGAACTCGCTCTTACCAAAGTGGATACCGAATTTGCCGTCAGACCCCTGCGCGTTAAGAGCGTCATAACACTCTCTAAACAGCAGAGTTTCTGCGAAACTCGGACACACGATAGCACTGTCGTCCCCTCGGATCCATCTTCTGATCGAATCAGTAGTCACCCCCATTCCACGGAGCAGGCGGTACACCCACTCTGTCATAACCTCGTTCCAACCGTTACCCACGATTGTCGTCCACCGAAGACCAGATTCCAGTCCACCGGTGACCTTGAACTTGTGAGACTTGCCCTCAGGATCACGGCAAGTTAGGCTCGAGCGGTCGAAGCTCTCCAACACGTTTCGACCAATTACATCGAACTCGATGTGGTGCTCAACTGGTACATTGCGCCGAGCGACGCGAAGAAGGACAGAGACTATAACTTTAAGCTCAGGGGTCGTGATCTGATGGTCAAAGCCGGCATAGTCGAAGGGCAGGTTCCAGGCCCTCGTAGCAGCTTCGAGCATCCTCAACATCCTGTCAGTCTGTTCAGCGGCGTCTTCTTCGATTGTGCTCGCGGGCCACTTCTTGTAAGACCCTCCGAGATAGCGAGTGATCCAAGACATTTTGAGATACGTATAGATATCGCCCGCCACGGCGATTCTCACCTTGCCAAGCTCACTCTTCGTGATGGCCTTATTCTCCTGATCAGTCTCGTTCTCAGCTTCCCAGCCAAGGTCTTCCAGATCGTAGACGTCCGGTACAAGATTCTTGCGGGCTTTGAAATGCCCCTTCTCCTCTCCGAACTCCCATTCCACATCGCCGACAGTTGAACTGCCGGTTGTTTCCCATTCCGCACTAGTCACGTAGTCGCGAAAGGAAATCCACTCCACTGGCTCCCCCTCGGTGTCCAGAATCTCGTCCGCGATTTTCTGGAACTCCGGAGAATCCCTTCTTCTTAATAGCCCGTGCTCCTCCCCTGCCTCAGCGAGTTTGCGGGTCTCTTCGACCACATCAAACCCAGGGAAAGGAGGATTTCGATACCCCGTCATAACACCGCACTCAACGACCTTCAACATCGGAACGCCGGCCAACGGGTACTTCTTCCCCTTGTCGTTGATGACCTTGGCCACAGCACCGTAGTGTGACACGTCGGCGTCGAACGCTCCCATGCGGCTGAAGAAGTCGAACCAACTCCACGTAGTGGTGGAGAGGACGAAGTCTGCGTTGAGGAAGTTGACAACTGAAATTATGTCAAACCCGGGTAGCTGGTCACAAATAGACCACAGACGGGGGAGAGTGCCAGCAAGCTTGTACGCCTGGTAACAGTCTCGGAAACGAGTGCGCCGAATCGAGAGATCACTCTTGGAGCGCGCGGGCCAGATGGCGAGCAGCCGCTCATCATCTAGAAGGGGCTTGGAACTCTCTCTCAGCGTAGCCAGAGCCGAGAGGCGGTCACTATCCCAGAAGATCCTCTTTTCACACGGTGGCACGGCATGTCTGAGGTCTCCTTCAGTCAGGGGGCTTAGTTCCTGGGGAGGAAGGAGTCCAGTCAGCTTGCGCAGCGAGCGAATCAAGTCGGGGTTAGGGTAGAGGTTGAAGCGAGCGCATGCAGCTAGATTCAGCACCACATCCGTGGGCCAGGAGTCCAACTTTGCCGCCACCTTCTCCACCAGATCAAGAACCCCCGATCCTGGGCCGGACAACCACGAGTTTACGTACTCGTGGAAGGTGGAGCGCCACCCGAACCTGCCGCCGGCGTTTGAGGTTCGGGTTGCGCCCCCCCCTGACTCAAGTCGACGGGGGCAGCCCTTAGCATGTCTAACCACATCGAAGAGCCAGGAGCGTCAAGGCCAAGCTTAAGATCGCCGGAAGGCAGGAGGCCGTTGATGGCCCAGATTTCGATCGCAGCTCGTTGAATCCCGACCTGGATTCTGCCGAGGGATATCATGCTAGCGCGATCAGCCATAGGGTACTGCAGCCGGCCGTCGGGAAGCACTCGAGGAATCCAGAAAGTAGAGGCGGAGCGCAAACCCGTTGTGAGGTTGGGGACGGTGTAGTCAGCTGTCAAAATGGCGGCCTTGGGGGCTTGACCGGCAGCCGGGGAATTTGCGACCACCCCAGATGCGGCGTCTCGCATAATCGCACCGGCGGCGAGGACGACCACCAACCTGGCGTTCCAGATCTCTTCGTCGGTGTCGTCGCGAGTGTCCGTCTGCTTGAGGGCGTTCCGCCAGGAGCTCGTCCGTAACATGGGGCCATAATACGCGGCTCCAGCGGCGATAATTGCTGCGTAGTCGGCTGCAACGAGACCAGTGGTGCTCTTCTCGTTGTTCTGAGGGGGATAAGACATCAACCCTCGAGGAACGCACTTCGCCGTCTGGTATACCCAAACGTCAGGAAGGATGACGGGGCAGCAGTTAGTGAGCGCCACGCCAGCGGTCGATATGACAGTGCAGCGAGTAGTGCGAGGGGCGGCCATGTAATCAAACACAGTGTTGCCAACCAAGTCGCGCGACGGTGAGAAACCCAGTAGCGCGGTGAACAAACGGGCCAGACTAGGACCAAGCTGGGCGGGCTGGGGTGAGAGGGAGCCCGAGGCAGCACCAGCGTAGTGCGCCCGAGCCAGCAGGCGGAAAGAACGCATGTCCGCGTTCGCATATGCTGCGTCCCACGTTGCGGCGGGCCAGCCCAGCTGGGCGACGTGAACCGTCGTGGTTGTGGCCTGGTGACGAGCCAACAACTTGAACCAGTAGGCCGATTGAGGGTTAGCCATCAGAGCGGTGACCGGTTCGCCGCTGGGGGGTCGTCCGGATACTACTGCCACAGTGAGGACTGCCTTGTTCCAGGCAATGATGTCTGTCTCAAAGCACAGAAAGTCGGGTCGAGGAATGGAAGCGAGCGGAAAGTTCTGGGTCGAGGGGGCCAGAGTGACGCCTAAGGAGCTGATCTGCTGAAAGCCCGCAGCAGAGTTCACAGCCAGTTTGTCCACCCCGTCCAACGCTTGGCAAACCAACGGAGGGTAGCGCACACCGGCGGGAGCCAATTTCTCGAAACAATGGGCTAACTCGTCTCGAATGTCGACCAGGTCGTTCAGACGCTGGATGAACTGGGCGATGTCAGTGGCGTCGCAACCCTGACCCCAGGTGTAACAGAACTCTGCCATGTTGTAACCATTGAGACCGCCACCAACGTAATTCACGTCCAGTGGTGTATCAGCTGCCAGGCCGTTGCTGGCCACGGGTCCAGTTACCGGCTGAACGAGCGCGTTAGTATTCGCCTCACCTTGTGTGGTAGGGTTGCGGACAGTGGTGCGCCGCGGTAGGATGATGTGCATGCGAGTGAGGCCGGGGATGAAGGTCGTTGCCAGATGGGGGATGAACCGCTGATCGGCCCCATTACCCGCGGCGGTGTCAAGTGTCGGGAGGATGTACTCCCACATGAGCGTGGGCCAATCCGCCCACATCGAAACGAAGAGGAAAATAGCCTGACCTGGTGTGTAGTCGGCGAGAAGCAGGTTCGCCGGGAGGAAGAGTGCCGTTGCGCGCTCTGGCTCGGGGACAGTCTCGAGCGTCTGATGGAAAAAGACCTCACCCGCGTCACCGCCGCGGAAAGGCAGCACGGCGGTTGCTCCACCGCACCCTTCGCCGAAAATGGTTGAACCGTTGTACCCTGTAACGACGGGACCGACTGGGTCGAGCTGGGTGTAGGGGTCGTAGAGGCCAGCTTCCATGGACAATGGGAGGTTGCGTCTGTTTTGGGACATGTTCAATATCAACGACAGAGCTGTCAGCTTCATGAGCGCGGTCTGCATGGACAGACCGAAGTAGGACTTAATGCGCCCAATGAAGGCAACGTCGAAGGCCTGGAAACCGCCAAGTGTGACGTTGTCGGCACGACCCAGGTTCTGGTTTGCGCGGATAGCCGCCTCGATGATCGACTTCATCAGGTCCGAGTCTTCCAGCTTCGACGCGCTGTAACTCATTGGCCCGAACACCGCCAGGGCGACTCGATTGGTGGAGTTGATCAACCCAGCCGCAGCTCCGTCTCGTACTCGGCGGGGCGCGCCAAAAGACTCGTTGCCGGGAAGTTGTCGATTGTCAACCACTGCATTCGCTGCCGTCACAACGTCACCACGCAGTGGCATCGCCGTGGGGACGTCTGTGTCGACGGGGTTGACCGAGGACATGACAGTGCTAACCTCAGTGGCGGTTACCCAGGGCTTAGGTGTCTCCGAAGACACAGGGGTGGAGTACAGAGTTGAGCCGGCCGGAGCCGCGCGCACCTCGTCCATATCGCCAGCAAAGATTCCGTTACCGTTGAGAGAGTGCATCGCTGCATTGTGCGCATCTGCTTCAGCGCCGAAGACGGCCTCAGTCGAGACCCAGGTGTCGATAAAGACGGAGTCGAACCACTCCTGCACGGCGGGAACGCCGCTCAGCTGCTTCAGAGGTGCCTGCAGCCGAAAGTGGCCCATCATCTCGAGGGCTCGTGGGGCAGAGCCAGGAGTCTGGGACGTGGCGGAAGAACATAGCCTCCAGGACATGAACCACTTAGGCCAGCTGTCTGTTGCGAGCCACGCCTTACCCCACAGCTGGGTGCAAACGTCGTAAGCGAATGAGGTGCTGGGGGTACACTCGAGGAACCAGCGAACGACAGAATCTTCTCCCTGGGTCAGAATCTTCCGGCAGACCCGAGTGACGCCGGCCTCACGCCGAAGTCGGCGCTCGTTCGGATCAAGACGCGCGTTCTGATTGCGCCGGTCGCGAGGGGTCTCGCTCTTCTCACGAGGAACACCTGTCTTTGCTGGAGGACTCTTCCCCGCGGGGTCAGACGTAGTGAGCCGTTTCTGACCGACTACTGACGTCTTCTTCATGTCCCCGGCGGGGGGGACAACAACATCACAATCGTCTACGTCAAGAAAACCGTCGAAGGCCAACACTCCGAAGTAGTTCAGGGGGTCGAGAGGCGTGTCGGATAGAACGTAGCGTACGGCAGCGCCGGCGTTGGAGGGCTGGGGGAGCAAAGTCTGAATGGCCTCGGGGACTTGTTCCGCCTTCAGGCCAGCGAAAGTGTTCTTGTGCACATTTTTGCCAACACGCTGGGGCGGCTTGGGCATCTCGAAGAGCACAGGTGCAACCTCCGACACAGACGTCGTAGCGCGGTACCAATCCGGGAGCGGTCCCAGGAGCTCAGCCAGCTTCCTGTCGCTCGAGGCGTCGCACTCAACCACACGCTGGGGGTGCAGGTGTGTCGGCACTGGGGCTTCCATGTCATCGAGCATCTCGGAGAGAACGCCGTCATAGCAAATCGCGGTGTTGCCGTTAGCCGAGTGCATCCTGCGGTTGCGCTGCGTTTGGGCAGCAAGACTCGCACCGCCGTTGGTAGCAGCCAGACGAGAGCCGGGAGCGTCGGCCCGGTCGGCGCGCGCAGGCGGAGGAACCACAACAGGCACGTTGGGACGGGAGTCAGTCACCCAGACGGCCGCGTCTTGAGCGGAGAAGCCGACTACGTTGACGTCGGTGACCGAATGGACGGGGTAGGTCGTCAAGACAGAGCGGCGCTCGACTAACATCGTCAGGATCAAATCGTAGGCCGCGAACGTGTCGACTCCGGTGTAAAAACACCGGACGAGGGGAAGATCTGCGCCAGCCACGAACGACCAATTCGCGCCGTCGGCGGGGCAGAGGAAGGACGCGAAGTCATCCTTGAGAATACCTCCAGACGGGAGGGTAGCGATTATGTACCAATTGACTCCCGCGTCCGGGGACAGCTGGACTTCGACACTCCCGTCGACAGCGACCGATGGTGGATAAACACCACCGAGAGCCTGGACAGACAGTGACACAGCAATGCCGGAGTTCAGGTTCGACGAGGCCCAATTCGCAGGGACCTTGCCATCTGCGGATTCAAGAAGGCCGCTCGCTGTGGCCGAGTTGTCGTCAGTCACAGTTTTGATGAGCGTGAAAGTGAAGGACTTCTCCGTCATGTTCCACGCCGTGTCGTCGGTACCGGTGTACTCGCCGTGTGCGCCGTTAAGCTGAGGGGCAACCTCGTGACCGGAGGAAGCCCAGCTCAACATGGCGGCAGCGGCGGCGTGTTCGGCGGCTAGAACCGATGAACCAGTGCCGCACTCAAAGTGGCCACAGACCAAGAGGCCACAGACAAAGATTGGCGCGTGGTCAGGACCGCCAACGCGCCGGGTTTGGTACACGGCGGGGGGGAGGGAGTGGTTCTGGAGCTCGTTGTTGAGAACAAGCTTTGGGGGCGCAGATGTTGTCGCACCCGGGGACGGAGAATTGGTCGCTCCGATGTGGGCCTGAAGGTCAAGGATCCTTTGCTGGCGGGCCAGGTCAGCAAATCGGGAAGGGGCAGTTGTTTTTGTCCTTGTTAGGGACGGGAAATTGGAAAAGTTCGGCCATGTGGCCATAATGTATCAATGCAGCATTGAGTCCCACCTCCTGCTCCTGCTCAGACGCCAAGTCTTTCTGCTCGTAGGCTACTTGGTAAGCGGAGGGTGACCGTCCTGTATGACTCAGCCGGACCGACAGCTGTCGAGGCTGTCGTTAAAGCTGTACCGTGGACGATAGTAATCTCGCTGACGCATCTCTTCAGATGCGGGCGGTGGGGTCGGAGATCGCCTGATGACCATCCCTCCCGTGGCCTCGGAAGTCCTGCGAAGCCGTGGTCAACTCCTGCGTATAACCACGGCGCGCGCGGCACACCACAACTCGGCGTGCACGGCACTTCTGTACCCTCGGGGTGGGGACGTCTTCTCAGCCGACGATCCTTCCTCCAACCGACAAACGTCGGTTTTTT